CAGGGACAAATCGTTAGTGCAGCCAAGAACCCGGAAAAGTGGGAGCAGCTCAAGCAAGATTTCCCCGAATGGGCTGGGGCAATGGAGGAGTACGTAGCATCTCAGCTTGGGTCTGTACGGCCACAGAGCGACATGCTGACACCTGAACAGGTGACAGGTTATGTTCAGCAACAGGTCGAACAAACCAAATCTGAGATGAGGCAAGCCCTCGAAGAAGCACGTATCGAAGGGAAGTACGAAAACTGGCGAGAGCTGGTTAACACACTGGAGTTTACCCAGTGGTACGCCGTACAACCTACTGAGATTCGGGCTTTGGCTGACAGCACAGCAGCGCGGGACGCCATTCGTATGTTGGACATGTTCCACGAAACGAAGAAGCGTTCAGCGTCGGACATCAAGCAAGAGCGCAGCCAGAGACTCTCTGCTGCTGCGACGACTCGACCCGGCCAGACACCGCCGCCCAAAACATTGGACGACATGTCGCCTGAAGAGCTTTGGAACTACGAAGCCGCAAAGCGCGAAAAGACAAAAGCGCAGCGCGGGTTTTAACTTAAACATGTAAAGGATATAGCAATGGCTATTCAAAATTACGGCACAGTTGCCTCGCGTAACCTTATCCGTGCCGCACAAGGCATGCTTGAGCATGCACAACCCATCACTGTTCTGGGCGACTTCGGTACCCAGCGCGAGATGCCGATGAACTCAACCGACACTCTGGTCTTCCGTCGTACACTGCCTTTCGGTGCATCGACTGTTGGTACCACGATTGAAGGTTCTACCCGCTACCAAGGCACCCCACAGATCACCGCGTCGAACTTCGTGCTGGCTGAAGGCGTTACGCCTAACAGCAACACGATCTCGTTCCAAGACGTGTCTGTAACCCTGCAGCAGTACGGTGTTCTGTTCAAGTACAGCTCCAAAGTTGAGCAGCTGTACGAAGACGACATCCCCGGCGAAATGGTCAAGCTGACTGGCGAGACTCTGGCCGAGGTGATGGAACTGGTCCGTTACGGTGTTTTGAAAGCCGGTTCGACGGTTGTTTATGCAAACGGCACCAGCCGTGCTGCAGTTAACACCGCGATCAGCCTGAACGCTATCCGTAAGGCCGCACGTACTCTGGAATCAAACCGTTGCCGTCGCGTGACTTCGCGTCTGGCCCCCGGTGTCAACTTCGGTACCCGTGCTGTTCAGCCTGCTTTCGTTGTGTTCTGCCACACCGATGCTGTTGCTGACATCCGTAACCTGCCGGGCTTCACCCGCGTTGAAGAGTATGGCTCGTTCAAGCCTATCCATGACCGCGAGATCGGTGCATGCGAAGACTTCCGTTTCATCTCTTCGCCACTGCTGACTTCGTTCGCTGCTGCTGGTTCCGCTACGCTGAACGGCATGCTGTCGGTTGGCGCTGCTAACGTGGACGTTTATCCGTTCTTGGTTATTGGTGAAGATGCTTGGGGTCAGGTTGCACTGAAGGGCATGCAGGCTATCAAGCCTGTTGTTCTGAAGGCATCCCAGACCAACCACGCTAACCCACTAGGCCAGTTTGGCTACGTCGGCGCTTCGACATGGTTTGCCAGCGTGCGTCTGAACGACGCATGGATGGCCCGTATCGAAGCCGGTGTGACCGCACTGTAATTGACAGGGGTGTGGGTTGATCTTACACCCCGTTTACTTTAAAGGAAAACGCCATGCCTGAATCAGTCAAAGTTCGTGTAGGTAAGATTCCTGACTTGTTGACTGCCCGTGAATTGCAGCAATTGCTGACTTCTGTGCAGACCGACTTGGCTTCTCTTACCGCACAATTCAACCAACTGCGTACCGACTATAACGCTGCCGTAACACCTACTAATGCGACAGCCGTTACCCTTAATACCACTGCGTAAAGGAAACCATCATGTCTTACAATATTGAGCAAATTAACAGCGGCTTTATGTCGCTGACTTCTGCTGCCCTTGCAGAAGGCACCAATGCCAACACCTACAAAACCACCGCTACTTTGACCTACACCATCAATGGTGTTTTTTACTCAAAGAACGCGACTGACAACATCGCGATGACTTCGACAGCTGGCACCGTCCCGCCGTCAAGCGCCGCGTTGTATGCTGTTTGGATTGACAGTGCTGGTACCCTCAGCAACACCCGTGGCCCGGTTGTTGCTGCTGCCGATCCTTGCCCAGTGCCTACTCAAGCCACTGCCAATACTGCATTGGTTGGTTTGATTAAAGTGGTCACTGATGCATCGACCACGTTTACTCCCGGCAGTACCGATCTGGGCGCAGGCGGTGTCACTGACACCTACTACAACTGCTCAGTTATGCCGGGCAGTGCGCTGTAAGATTGCCGTCTCCTCCTGTGAGGGACCCTTTGGAAGGCCACTCCGGTGGCCTTCCTTTTTTGACGGCTTGGTTTTTTAACGTAAGGAGAATGGCAAATGTCTAAAAATAAAATGACCGGCATCGAAATTAACGACGATGTACCTGTTATCGAAACGGTTGCTGAAACCAAAGATTTTCGTGAGTTGGCAGCAGAAGAATCTTTTATGAACGAGCTGGTTACAGTTCTCGTTCATGCAACGACTGACGAAAATCAACCGCCTCAAGTCATTGTTAATTGCAATGGCATGAATCAGCCCATCATGCGCGGCTACCCTACCGAGATCAAACGTAAATACGTTGAGATTTTGGCACGCATGAAGGAAACCAAATACAGTCAGTACACCCCTAATGCGTCAGAACCGGACCGTATTGTGATGAGCGCACGCCACGGTTTGTCTTATCCCTTCGACGTGGTCGAAGACAAGAACCCACGCGGTCGCGCATGGCTGAATAACGTACTAGCTGAACCTGCTTAAACAGGAGTAGTTTGTGAACTTTCTCCAGCTTGTCAACCGTGCGCGGGTGGAATGCGGCGTATCAAATGCCCGTGTACCGCTAACGACGCTAGTGGGTGCTACCGGCGAATCCGCAAGGATGGCTAATTGGATTAATTCAGCTTGGGTTGATATTCAAACAGCAAAGCCGGATTGGCAGTGGATGCGAGACCCGTTTGAGTTTAATACGGTAACGCAACAGCAAATCTATACACCTACGCAAGCCGGGGTCGGTACTACGTTTGCCAACTGGAAGCGCGACTCTTTCCGCGCTTCCAGTGTTGGTCAGAACTACCGCGATGAGCAGTTGTTGAACTACATGGATTTTACGACGTTTCGTAACTTGTACCAGTACGCGAACATGCGAAACACGTATGCGCGTCCGGTTGTGGTTTCGATTACGCCTGATAAGGACTTAGGTTTTGGCGCAATTCCTGATCAGCCTTATGTAATTGTTGGCGAGTATTACCGTAAGCCTGCAGAGTTTGTTGCTGATACGGATGAGCCGCCTGCTGTTTTTCCAGAAAGATTTCAGATAGCTATTGTTTACAGAGCTATGATGTTTTATGCCGGCTATGAAGCGGCGCCAGAGGTTTACAGACGAGGCGAGGTTGAGTTTAAACGTTTGATGAATCGGCTTGATATTGATCAATTGCCGGATACTGTCAGCGGTCCTCCTCTTGCATAGGTGTTGACATGCCGCTGAATACACCTCCGGTTCAATATGATTTAATCAGTTTAGCCGGCGGACTAGATCAAGTAACACCGACGTTGTCTTTGCCCCCCGGCGTTGCTCGTCGAGCCACAAATTTTGAGTGTTCTATCACCGGCGGCTACACCAGAATCGCTGGATATGAAAGATATGACGGTCGGCCTAATCCATCGGCTGCGGTGTATAACGTTTTGCTATGTTCTTTAACTGGTTCTGTTGCCGTTGGTAATACCGTTGTTGGGCAAGCATCGACAGCAACCGGCAAAGTAATTGCAATTACTGGCAGCCGTTTAATTGTCACCCGGCTGACTAATGAGTTTTTAAGCGGTGAGCAAATCGCAGTTGGCGCAACAGTGGTTGGCGACATTACTTTGGTTGAGGGTGTTGCTGCTGACGGGTTTGACGATGCGACTTACAAGTCTTTAGCAGCAGACGAATATCGAACAGACATACAAGCTGTACCCGGCGAAGGCTCCATTCTTGGGGTGGCCTATTATAACGGGATTGTGTATGCGTGGCG